GATTAACCACCTACCCTCATTGTTATTTAAAAGCTAATATTAGTTAGCAGAGTTTGTGATTCCGTAAGTTACGATATCTTCAACAACTGCATATTGTACTCCAGCAGTATATCTCATAATGAATCTAACATTTTTAGATCCATCTAAGTCAGCCATATCTAATACTTTTACTTCGTTGTGGTCTGCTAAAAGTCCAGTTCCAAAGAATAAGTTAGATTTTTGAGCTGCAATAGCAGTATCATCAGAAAGCCCGTTACAAGCTACGATTTTTACACCATCAAAATATTGGATGTCTATATCTTGGTTGTTTCCTAATCCATTAACACCAGCTGCTCCTTGACCTCCACTTTGGAAACCTCCTAAAGCTCTTTTGTAAGCTCTAAAGATGTTTTGTGCAACATAAATGTATAAATCTTCTTTACCATATACACTTGTTGGAATAGCATCTACAATTAATCCTAATTGAGCAACTACGTTTGAAGAATCTACAGTAGTTCCAGCAACTTCTTGTGCAGCTGGTAAATCAGCATCAGCAGCTAATAAAGTTTCAAAACCATCAAAAGTTCCAGCACCAGCACTTCCACTCCAGATATCGTTTTCAGTTGATTCAGCAACAGATTCAGACATTAACCCGATAAAGTAATCAGAAAAGTTAGCTGGTAAGTTATCGTGAGCTGAATAACCCATTGATACTGCCTCCCAATCTGATACAAATGGAGTTTTACATAACTCTGAGTTAATTTGTAATTCTTTTGGTTGAATGATTTTCTCTGTTAAAGTAACAGTTCCAGCATCTGTAAAATCACAAGATGCATTTGCAATAGCACCAGATAAATCTACTCTTTTTAATACTTCTTTAAATTTTACGTTTGGCTTAACCTCAATTAAGTTGTTAGCAATTGTATTACCAGACAATAAAGCAGCTGAAACATATTTTCCAGCAAACTCTCCAGCATACGTTGATGTAATTGATAAACTCATTTTTTATTTGTTTAATTTGTTAAATATTCTATTTCTTGTTGTGTTCTTATTCCCTTTTTGAGAATAAAGGTTTAATTCTTTTTTGTCAGATAAGTTTTCTGGAGTATGTGTAATTCCTTCAACTTCTTCAGCAGATAATTCTACTTTATCTTCCTTTACTTCTGATAACTCAACTACTTCCTCTGCAACAACTTCTGTTTTAGATAATTTTAGTTCGTTGATTTCAGTTCTTAGTTTTTCAATTTCTGAGAAGAACATTTCTTCTGATATTGATTTAACTATCTTCTTTGGAGATGCATTTTCTGTTGATAATTCTTCTTCTTCAACTTCTTCTGCTTCTGTTTCTGCTGGTGCTTCTTCTTCTGCACTTGCTTCTTTTACTTCTCCAATGATACCTTCTTCTGAAACAATAATAGTTTTACCTTCTGCTTCATACTCTCCAACTGGTACTGCAACTCTCTCATCGTCTGCAACGACAAAGATTTCTGCACCAGCCTCAAATACTTCAGCTTCTAAGATAGCACCATTATCTAGTTTCATTTGCTCTAGCTTTACTTCTAATCCAAGTAAAACTCTTGCTTTGTTTAATAATGTTCTGTCTGTATTCATATATTTAGTTAATTATTTTTTAAATTATCCAGTAGTTGGTCTTTTGTAATCATCTAAAGCCTTTACAAGTTGTTTACCAATTTGAATAAGTTTTTTTAATTCTTTTATTTCTGATACACTTGAAGAATCAACCCCAAGTTCCTTTGCCGCTTTTTCAAAATCAGATATTCTAGCTGGTGCTTCATTATTTACCCAAGTATAAATAGCATTTCTTTCTTGATTTAAACTTTGCCAAGATTTATATGCTTCTGATATTTTATTTTCAAATTTATCTGCTACTTTAGTTGCAGATTTTTCTATATCCTTTAAATTAGATATAGCATCTTTAATAATCTTAATAGAACCCAACTCTACTTTTTGTACAGACAACTCAACTTTATCTACTTCTGCTAGTTTTTTAAAAACTCTATTCTTTGTACTCATATATTTAGTTAATTATTCTTTTATTTTAATCTCATTGTTACAACACTTTTTACATCTACTTCTCTTGAGGTTAATAGTAATTGCTCTAAAACATCTTCGTAAATTTTAAAGCTAGGAGTGCTTCTTGGGTTTATACCTAATTCATTTGCAGCTTTTTGATACTGCTTCCATAGGGTTGCAGCTTTTTTCTCTAATTGAATACTTTTATTGTCTATTTTTTCTTGTTGTTGTAACAATCTAACTGCCATATCATTTATAGTTGATGCTTCAGATATGTTTTTTTTAGAATTTTTTTTTAAAATTTCAGCAGCCTTTAAAAGACCTTTAAAGTCATCTACTAAACCCAACTCAACTTTCTGTGCAGATAATTCTGTTTTACTTTCCTCTGCTAGTTTTTTAAAAACTCTTTTCTTTGTACTCATAATTATATAATAAAATTTAAGATTAATTTTGTATTTTTAGTTTTATTAAAATGGATTTATTCCATTTTTAATTAGTATTTCTGCCCATTGTTCTTCATTGTCGTAATAGTCTATTTCAATCCAAGGAGTTTCTAAACATTGGTCTGTCAAAATAGAAGCAAATGCTTTTATTTCTGTTCTAGTATTATCCCAGCATATAAACCAAGTTTCATTGGTTGGGTAGCAAATACTTGTATTTTTTAATTCAATCATATTTATTTATTTATTTATTTAAGCAGCACCTCCATCAACTATTGACCACCCAAAATTACTTACTAATGATGCCCTAGCAGCAGCAGCAGTTCCCCCACTTGTGTATTTTGAACTACCAAAACTAGTTGAAATACTAGACGTATATCCACTTCCATTTGGATATGTTGCTTGTAATTTACTTTCTAAATTTATCAATGTAGCATAGTAGTTAGCAGTTGATAAAG